TTTAGCGCGAGCCCAGGTCTGTCCGGGGTCTCCACCCCAAAGTCCCCAGGCAACTCGGCCTTTAGATGGGTAGTTTGGTCCGCTAGAAAAGCCCTCTCCCTGTTTATCAACTTCGTGACGGCTAAAAAAGCTGTGCATACGCTTGACTGTTCGAGGGGATAGTTGCTGTCGGTTTACTAGTTGCCTGGCTCTGGCCCAGCCCACCGGAGTTCCTCCGGGGTGTCCTTCTTTACGCCAGTCGATGGCGCGTTGAGCCTCTCGGGCCATGCCTTCTGTCGGTTTTAGATCAATCTCCACTAGATGGTCTCCCACCCACTGACGGGTTAGCGGCGCTACCAGCAATATTGGCTGGAATTCTTAGATCATCATGTCCCTCTAGGTTGTCACGTCCCAGAACTTCGCGGGCTTCGTTTGCCGTTAGAATACCGGCGTTCACTAGGCTACTCAGAAAGGATGCTTGATCCTGAAGTTCGGGTTGAAGTGCCGGAACATTTGCAACGTCCTCGGTAATTTTAAACCCAAAGAAACGCTCAAAAGCAAAGTTTAGCTTTCGAACGATTGGAATGATTGTTTCTAGGTAGTAGATTCGGTGATTAGGACGAAGATTAGCATTGTTACCACTGTTTAAAAGAATCGGTGGAACACCAATAGCCTTTAAAATGGTCTCTTCATTCGAGACAATTGAGGCCTCAAAGTCCAGGTCTCTAAAGTTTAGCTTGCTAATGTCCTCAAGTTCCATTCCGCCATCTAAAATTAGGGGGCGACGACCCCCTGCTCCGGGACGGTACTTCTGAGCCCAATCCTCAAGCATTCGCTGCTTGATATTGTTCGACAGAGTTGCCGGAGTTTTAATTACTAGACCGGGAACAGCTCCATTCTTGAAGAAGTTGTCCTGAAAGTTTCTCATAGAGTCTAGTAGCTTCATACTACGTAGACAGGCTTTTAGCCGAGGCGTTCCTCTATAGATAGACTCAAAGCTATTTTCTTTGATATGAATAATCTCTTCCGGCTTGTAGTCAATTCGCCCAGCAAATTCATACTTTAAAACGTATGTTCTTTCGTCTGGGTGAATAGTTACGTCATCGGCCGGTAAATGGTACATGTGCATACCATCGTAGTAAATAAAGATGTTTCCCTCAATAAGATAGTCTAGAATTAGATTTCTAAAAAAGGTATTTACATCCTGGTACGGATTAGGCTCCACATTTAAAAGCCTGTCAACAGCTACTTTCTTGGTGCGATTAATTCTACGTGTAGCAGTCGTTGGCTCACCAACTTTAGCACGGACTTCGGCCACGTCATCTACTATCATATTGATAGCCCGATTAACTATTTCTAGCTTTTCATAGTACTGCTTATATGTGTGTATGGGCTCAGCACTATCAATACTAGTGCCTTCTCGCATAACAATCATAGGCTGGGAAGTATTAGCCTTTAAAAAGAAGTTATACCAAGCCATGTTTCTCCCTTTGGATCTTAACCCAATTTTCCTGCTTTTTAGCTGTCGCTAGTGTTGGGTTTCTTCCATATACGGAGTGAAGCTTGACATGATGCGGGTGACAAAGCGTCACCGTCGCATCAAATACCTCATGAGAGTGCTCACTAATAAACTGATCTCTGATAGCTACAATTGACTCATCATCCCGTATGACGATGCGCTTTTCCTTTAGCCACTTGTTTAGAAGTGGAGTCATGCTATTGTAGTGGTGAAAGTCTAACGAGGTAGTGGCTCCGCAAATTTCGCAAGCCGAACCTTTGTTATACCGAGATTTCGCTGCATCTCTAATCCATTTTATGGGGTCACGTTTCATTGTTCATTCTACTTTCATTAAGCTTGCTTGTCAAGAACTATTTAAAACGAGGTCCCCATAACCTCGAACGTATAAAGAGCATACCGAAGGGCGTCTGCCATGTGTGATGCATCGTCATGTTTGGGGCGCTCTTTAGCAATTGCTGCTGGGTCCCATTTATACTGGTCTAGCGAACGCAGTACTTCTTTACAGGACGAGGACACGATAAGCCTATGGTTTTCGATGATAGCTCCAACGCTAGCGATACCATCAAGTACAGACTTCTTGGCGTTGTTAGTGCTTATGTCATAGTTCTGTGCAAGATCGAACCGAGTTTGCTGCGCCGCTGAGTCAATAAAGATCATTTCGATGCCATACTTATTGACTAGTTCCTTGATTGATCTAGCGTGTTCTTCGGTGGTTTTTTCGGCGGCGTAGTACTCGTCTATGACATAGAACTTTTCGTAGTCCGTTGCAATTACTACAAAAGCTGTTGGATCTTTAAATCCGACGTCGAGTCCGGCAAAAACGTCCATTCCGGAAATATCAAACTCGTCTAGAATATTCTTATCATCAAAGTGCCATACTTGGCCCTGATAAGTGTTAAACGACGCCATGTACTCCTGCTCAAATTCGGCTTTACTCATCGAGCGTCGTGCTTCCTCAATGTCGGACTCACTTGCTCTAGGATTGTCGAGGTAGGTGGCTTTGATTGAACACCAGTTCGGAAAGTCGCTAGAAAATCCGCGCTGAAAGAACTTGGAGAACCAGTTTTCTTTGCCGCGGGGCGTTGAAATAAATATAGCCTTTGAGTTTGGCTTGTCTAGTGTGGGTCGAAGGGCCACGTTAAATGCTTCTTCTCCATCGGCTAGAGCAGCCTCGTCAAATATGATAAGGTCATACGATCTTCCGACAGCTGAGTCAACTTGGTTCACTGAGCCCATTCGAACAGTGCTGCCATTGGAGATTTCAATAATTTTGTCCTTGGAGTTATCTCGAACTACTTCTAGCGAAAACTTCTTGATTAGCTGCCTTTGCAGATCAAACGAGATTTGGCTAAGGCTGTAGTTGGGAGACATTATCAGGACGTTGCAGCCCGGGACTAAAATTACTAGCTGGCCAATTATATTGGCGATAAATGTTTTACCTTGACGCCTAGAAAGAGCTCCGCAAATGAAACGGTACTTTGGGTTGTTGACCGCATTGACCATAGCGATTTGGCTAGGAATGGGCTCGATTTCTAGAAGATCAAGGTATGCTTTTGGGGGGACCTTAAAAAAGCCGTTTGGGTATTCGACTATTTCGTGGGTCGGAATATCAAGACGGCTTACTTCCAAGGAGCCTCCCCATCAGATTGTCATAGTTGTTAATCTGAATATTCGTTTGATTTGGTGTTTGAGACTTTATCTCATCCATACGCATCTTGTGAGCCAGGGCAATTAGGTCCACTAGGTCTTTACTAGTGTAGAGTCCCGATTCTTCGGCTTCGGCAATTTTGGAGTCGATAATCGTGTCAAGTAACTGGCCTAGCTTGGCTTTGTTTCGGTAGCCCAGATCTAGAAAGACTGAGTCAACGTACGCCTTAACGTCTCGTTTCGCTAGAATTTCCGTCACGGAGTGCGCGGGTATCTGTAACTGGGCCGCTGTGTCTGGAATGGAGCAGCCTGTATATAGATAGGTGTTGGCTACTTCGAGCCATTCGGGTTGTGGTACTAAATTCATGTGTTCATTATGATGTGTGTGACCTACGTTGTCAAGAATTATTTTTTTTAAAGTTACACGTGCGGGGGAGCCCGCAGCAGGGCTATAAGTAGTAGTCTAATAACCGCCCCTGTCCTACAAGTATTCGCAAGTAATCGTTTTGCCCGCGCAAGTAATCGTTTTGCCCTCGCAAGTAAAGGCTTTCTAACAGCACGCTGTTACAATTCGTGATAATAAACCTATTGTAGCAATTCGGAAAAAGGCGCATATATTGGGGGTAGCGAGTCGCTGCGGCCACGGCCTGCGGGCCACCTTAAAGGAATACAACATGAATTCGCTTGTTGCTCGGATCGAAGGCTTTCATTCGGTGGACGAAAAGGGAAACCTCAAGGGTGCCCACAATCTGACAGGCTGGCTCTCTGTCAGTGAAGCCCGCGCTTTCGCTCGCGCTTGGTCCCGTCGGCACAATCTGCCGACGCGCATTTTCTACCGCGCTGCCTGAAAACTAGGGGAGCCCGACGGGCTCCCCTTCCCTTCCCCTTCCGAAAGGAATTCAAATGTCCCTGTCTCCCTATCAAACTTACTACGCTGTTTCTGCCTTCAATTCCGATCATGAATTGATAGGCGTTCGCATCTGCGAAAATCCTTCGCAAGTTCGCACTGTTCTAGCAGAAATGCTGGCGGAATTTCCCCTCTGCGAAATCAACGTCGCAAACGCGCATTTCACGAAAGACACCACGATTGCTTATGCATCCTACAGTGAGGGCAACCCCGGCGATTTTCGAACGGTTATTCTGCGAGACTGAAATCCTAGGGGAGTCGCAAGGCTCCCCTTTCCTTCCTGAAAGGCTTCGCAATGATCAGCGTCAAAAAGCACGGTGGCTTTCACTTTCTGAAAATCGGCCGCTTTCAATTCATGTTCTGTCGCACGCGCTCTAACGCTCCCCTAAAGGGTGGCCGTCTCGTGAGCTTCCTTCCGGGCGGGCTTATCATTCTCGGACTTGCTAACCTACTCGTGGGCGGGCCAGAAGGGTTGTCGGGTATTGTGATTGGCGCTGGCGCACTGCTAGGGGGAAGAGCATGACCCCAACCCACGCACTTGTCGCCATGGCCTTTTGGGCCATCATCTTTGGCTACGTATGTGCCTTCGCCGACGCCCGGCGGGACCACTAAGCCCAAAGCCCGGCCTTAGAGCCGGGCTTTCTTTTTCAGCCTAGTTGCGAATGAGTCGCATTAGCACTAGGGCTTTTGCTCACTTGGAGCAAAAGGGGGTTTTGCTCATTTGGAGCAAAAGGGGTTCGTGTCGATCTGACACGAACCCCCAGCGGCCTGCGCCAAAGTGAGTGCGATAACTAAGTGCGGCGCTTGCGCCAGAAAAAGTGAGTGCGCTACATATTTTAACACGTGTCGCAAAACAAGTCAACCGAAAAAAGCACTTGACTTTCAAAGAATTTCATATATAATAAAGGCTCAATCGGAGAACACACATGAACTATGTTGTTTATTACCACAACCCAAACGATGATGAACCGGCTTTCGAGGGCTACGGAACGCTAGAGCTTGCTCGGTCTAACGCTCAAATTCGCGCTAAGAATATGCCGGAAGTTGAGGTTTTTGTAGCGCAAAAGATTAGCACTTTTACTGCAGAAGTCACGATTAAAGAGACTTGACAAGCCAGAGGCTTGATGTATACTCAAAATCGGAGAAACGACATGAACTATACGGAAGCATATAAGTGGGCGCTGGAACTTGCTAAGCAATGGCGCGAGACTGCGGAAACGTGGCAGAAGCTTGCTAATCAGGCAACCGCCCTTGCGGAAGAGGCTACGGCTGATTTGAAGAAGGCCAATGCCACCATCCGAGTTCTTCGCCAAAAGCGCGATGATTTCCTTAACGAGATTGAGAAACTTGAGCAGACTATCCGTGATACGACTAAAATTGAGGATAGTCGCCGGGTGGTTCCGAAGGGTCCAGAATGAGAAACCCCGTCGCTAGATACATGGGCAAGTTTAATAAGCCCGCGACTGTCAAGCCCAAAAAGGGCAAAGGCTCGTTTAAGCGCAACAAGCGAGCCTAACTCGCGCCGATTTTAGCACATTTTTTCAGCCTGTCAAGCGAAAAGATTTCTTGACTACTGCTAGGAATGGGTTATTATAGGTCATCAACAGGGAGACAGACTAATGGTTTTTGAAGAGTGGGACATAGTGCGCCTCTATGCCATAGGCATAGTCATCTCTTGGGGACTTGTCATTATTGCCGTGCGTAGGGAGGCCAAATACTGGTGGTCAGATGTAATTACATCTGACGCACAATATGAACACCTTCGCGGACTAGCAGTCTCGGGCTTCGTCTTCTCGTTTTTTTGGGGGCCTATTGTTCTTTTTGCAGTTCCAGCATTTTTGCTGGTATGGGCAGACAAGTTGGCAAAGAAAGCGTTTATGAAGAGTTACAACTGACGGGCGGGCTGTTGCAAAATTGCAACAGCCCCAGCGCCGAAAATTTCAAGCATCAGCCCATTGTAACATGCTAGAGAATAGCTGTCAACAAAACAATTCGCTTGTTTTTATATAAAAATGGGTTATTATAAATCATCAACCGGGAGACAGACATGGACACGTTCGAAGTTTGGATGGATCGCGTGGATGCTTGCTTTATCAAGATTACCGGCCTTGGCCGAGAGGACTGGCCGGATCAATGTTACTGGGATATGTGGGATGAAGAGCTTGACCCTATCGAGGCGGTTATTCAGACCATAGAGGGAGAGTATGGGGCGGCAGGTCTGGAAGCCTTCAACATTAAGATTTCCTGACGGGCGGGCTGTTGCAAAATTGCAACAGCCCCAGCGCCAAAAATTTTAGGCATCACCCCATTGTAACACGCTAGAGAATGGCTGTCAACAAAACAATTCGCTTTACAAATGCTTTTTTTGCGCTAGTATGGGTCATCAACGGAGAACGAGCCATGCAAATTTCTTATAGCAATACAAACGCCGCAAAGTTTCGTGAAATTGATGCGCGGTATGCTCCTTTTGTGGATAAGTATTATCTTAAGGGCATTTTTAATAACCCTACGGCTATGCACCGCGATGCGGCCGAAATTCGGGCGATTGCAATTCTTATGCAAGAATTTGCCGATAGCCTCGAATTAGCTATTGACTGCGCTCCATAATAGGGTATTATAAATCATCAATCGGAGACGACAAATGAACCTGACCGCGCAAGACCTGATCATCGCCAACATCGCCCGCGATGAAGTTTCCGCCGCTTTTCCGGAATGGAACATTCCGGCATTTTCTGAACAGCTTCAGCAAGTCATTCTGGCGATCGGTGCGGTTGCCGCCGCGCTGGGGCGGGAAGACATGCCGGACCCGTTTATCGGAAACGTCCCGGAAGGCTGGGACAACATTACGGAAATGCAAGACTACCGGGACCGCAACGCGGCATAATGAAAGGGGTGTCTCAATTTGAGACACCCCAGGCGCCAAAAATTTTCGGGCATCAGACCATTATACCACGAATAATCGGGTGCTGTCAAGCAAACATTTCGCTTGTTTTTATATAAAAATGGGTTATTATAAATCATCAACAGGGAGACAGACATGCGAGAGACTACAGTTGCCGAGACGTTGGTAAGGATCATCAATGCTGCCCGACTTGAGGCTGTCATTGAAGACGAGGAACTCGGGTGCACGGACGAGCAAACGGTTTGGGCTAAGGACCTAAACGGAGGAACCGTCGCGTCGTTTCTGCTGGTTTGGGGCAACGCCTCGGATGGTGAAGAGTTGATTGCTGATTTTAGCGACAACGAAATTGCAAATGAAATCTACTCTCTAGTTATGCAGACCTGCGGGTTTGACGACTGAGGGGCGGGGTGTGGCATTTCTGCCACACCCCCTGCGCCAAAAAATTGAAGTGATCAGCCTAGTGTAACACATACGAGTGCGAGAGTCAAGCAAACATTTCGCTTGTTTTTATGTTTTTTCGTGCTATAAATAATCATCAACGGAGGGACAGACATGCAGACGTATATTTTTGTGCGAGTGTCTAAGCTAACCGGAAAGACGCACAAGCGAGAAATCGCTCTCGATATTCGAGACTATCGCAAGTGGTGGTATGGTGACGGGCTTATTCAGAACACGCTTTCCTATCTTAGCGCGGATGATCGGGAATTTCTGATGACTGGAATTACCCCGGAAGAGTGGGCCGCCGAAATAACCGCTTGACAAGCCTAGGCGGTGTGTTAGTATTACAGAGTTAGCTGGGGGCAAGAATTCCTAGAGCTAGTGGAGACAGCCTGGAAGGGAATGGCTCGCGACTAGCAAGGTTGTTGGAGCACAAAAAGCAAAGTATACCGGGTGGTTGAGCAGCGGTAGAAAAATCTTTTGTGTTTACTATAGAAAGTTCTTTTGCCGCGCGCGACTCAGCCCGGCCAACAAGCAAGAGGTTTACTTTCTGTAGACAGTAATACGGGTCCGAGCTTGCTACTCGGGTGGCCGCAAACTGCAACAAAGGGTCAGGTTCGTATACCTGACCCACCCTTGCGCCAAAATTTTAGAGTGCCCCACTTATTATAACACGTGCGTGTGCGCGAGTCAACCGAAAAAAGCACTTGACTTTCAAAGAATTTCATATATAATAGGGACTCAATCGGAGAACGGCTATGTATACCATTTATATTCGCCTAAAGACAAATGAAGTGTTGACAGCCTTCACTTGGAATGGTAATCCTAATGCCGGAGTGATGCGAGCCGCCTACGAGGCGTTAGAGCATAACCTTGACGTTGAGGACATTTGGTATGAGGTGAAGCAGTGACACAACTATTTTTTCAAGTTACTGTATCTAGTTGTGATAATTGCCCCCATAAAGAATATTCTATTGACGAGGGGTATTATTGCAGCTATTATAGCTTTGACTATTGGGATGGGAAAGACTTATATCGAGAAAATGAGTCCGGCCTAACCGAGAGTTGCCCTGAAATTAAGGAAAGAATGAAATGAATATTGAAGACTTTTCAGAAAGGCTAGTGCACGAACTGCAAGGCACTTGCAAAAGTCTTTATGGGCATATGGATAGCCTAGAAGAAGCTGAGGAAACTTTTTTCTATGAAAACGAAACAGCTATTCTATTTGAGCTTGACAATCGCATTTTTGAGTGCGATTGTTGTGGCTGGTGGTGCGAAATGTCCGAAGCTGTAGATACAGACTGCGGGCCCGTTTGTGACCAATGTAAACCGGAGGAATTAGAAGATGTATAAGCCTGATGTTACTACGGAAGCAGTGCGAGAACTATATGAGTCTGGGACGGGTTTTTCATTGAATGATGCTGCTAGATATCTAATTAAGAAGCAGGTAATGGAGGACTATGACCATGCCAATACACTTCGAAAAATGGATTGTCATGGTATCGAATGTCAATCGTTTGACATTTTCGATATTATCGAGTATGCTCTTTTTAGGATGAAGAAATGACTGATGTTTGTTCTAATTGACGGATCTAGCTGCGAGGCGTATATTTGCACTAGTGAGGATCACGCGCTGAAAGTTGCCAATCAAATCATGGCTAAGGAAGGAAAATCAGACCGCTTTGACGATATGTGGGAAGCGAGCGCATATGACTTCCTCCTATACGAAGTAAGCGAGACTCCGGCTGTCTAACGACAGCCACTTGCGCCAAAATTTTGGAGTGCCCCACTTATTATAGCACGCGGCGCTCAGGCTGTCAACAAAACAATTCGCTTTACAGATGCTTTTTTTATGCTAATATACAAGCATGAAAAAGACAGAGATCGGCGGCTACGTCGGAATGGCCCTTATTCATTCCGCAACACTTCCGGCGACTATTGGCGTTTTGGCTGGTGCAAATCCTACTTTGCCCCCATTGTCAATGGTCCTGCTAGTATGGGCGGGGCTTGGCCTGTTTCTTGTTCGGGCTATTGCACAAAGTGACCGCCTGTATATTATTTCAAATTCCTTTGGCTTTCTAATGCAAAGTGTTATGCTAGCCCTTATTATTTTTCCATGGAGGTAAAATGCACCAGTTAACTAAGGATATTTTGTTTTTAGTGGAATTCGGCGGAGAATTAAACCCCGAAAAGTTGGATAAACTAGTTGACAAGGCCCTACAATCGGCCTATTATGGTTACTACAGACAGGGAGACACATATGAAATATACAGCAACCTGGGGTGAGTTTGTGGATATACTTTGCGAGGCAGGCGTCACTTTTGACTTGATGACAGCCTCGCAAAAATCTATTATGTCTACGGAATTCCAAAATTACATTGACGATGTTGCTCTAAGCAACTATAATGATGGATATAACTACGGTTATGATGACGGCTATGGGGCCGGTCATGATGACGGAATGCAAGGGAGCGAAGATGCGTAGTATTGAAACAATTTTTGCCGAATTTGAGACCGGGCAACTTACTAGTAAAGAACTGCGAAAAGAGGTTGACACCCTCTTGGAGGAGGGCGAAAGTGACGCTTATTCCGATGGGTATAGCGAAGGCTATAGCGAAGGTTATTGGCTCGGGGGGCAGGACGCCTCAGAATGACTAGTAGGAAGGGTGTTGCAGAAATGCAACACCTTCAGCGCCAAAAATTCGGAGAACCCCACTAATTATAACACGTGCATATCAGCCTGTCAACAAAACAATTGCGTTGACAGGCTCTTTTTGTGTGCTACTATACAGCATCAACGGAGGGACACATGAAAGTTGCTGTTTTTGACCTTGACGGAACCGTGATTGATAGCCGCCACCGTCACGCTAGTAAGCCTGATGGCTCTATTGATTTGGAGCATTGGCTAGAAAATAACACTCCGCAAAAGATTGCACAAGATAAGCTTTTGCCGCTAGTGCATACTATGCGGAAATTCTATAAGTCAAGAATTGTCGTGATTTGCACGGCGCGAATTCTTAGTCGCGCTGACTACAAGTTTTTTCTTGACAACAATGTCCCTTTCCATTATGTTCTTAGTCGGCCTAAAGGTTGTATGACAGAGGACGGAAAGCTAAAAGTTGAGCAATTGGCACGGCTACTGTCCCGAATTAAAGTGCCTGTTAATCGTGTAACTATGTGGGATGACAACGACAAAGTTATTGACGCGATGAACAATTTCGGTGTAAGATGTATTGACGCGAAAGGAAAACGATAATGGCACATATTGGAATTGTAAGTATTAGTTCTAGCACTTTGAGGCTTATTTGTATTGAATTGACAAGCCTACTGGAACATTACCCGCTTACAGATCAAGAGACGGGGGAGATTGAAGACCTTCTAGAAAGTCTGACGTATAATGATGAAACGAGGATCATTAATGTCTAGTGCCCAAGAGGAAATTCTGCAAGCCATAGAAGATGAAAAGTGGGTTCTAGCAAACTTGCTAGAAGATAGAGCGATTTTTATTAAGGATTTGCTAGAAGCAATTCAAACCAACAATGATGCAGACATTAACAGTGTAGCAGACGCCCTATACTATTGCCACGCTGAAATTAATGTGGTAGAGAATATTATAGAGGACCTAGAATACGAATTGGAGCAGTTAGAGCAAAAGGGTGTTACAGAAATGTAACACCCGCCGCGCCAAAAATTCGGAGAACCCCACTAATTATAACACGCGCTAGAACACGTGTCAACCCCCTAAATTTGCGCCAAAAAATTGGCACACCCCACTAATTATAACACGTGTGGCCCTAGGTTGTCAAGCAAACATTTCGCTTGCAATCGCCTAAAAATAGAGTATTATCTAGCTTCACTAAGGGGAACCCATGAAGAAATATTTTCTAATCGTCGATACAGAAACGACGCAAAGCGATATGGTCGCGGATTTTGGCGCGGTTATTGCCGATAGGCAAGGGAATATTGCGGCGGAATGTGGCGTTTTGGTGCGCGAATATTATCTTGACAGGGAGCAACATCCGTTGTTCCATATTGGCGACGCTGACCCGCTTTGGAGCAAGAAAAACCTCCCTAAGCGATACGCCGCTTATGACGCAATGTTAGCTAACGGATCGCGTATGCTTGCTAGTGTTCCGGCTGTTAACGGCTGGCTAGCAAAGGCGCTTGCTAAGTATAAGCCCGCGCTTACTGCATATAACCTAAACTTTGACTTAGGCAAATGTCGGAATAGTGGAATTGACCTTTCAATTTTTGAAACGCAATTCTGCCTTTGGTATGCTTCTGCTAATCGGTGGATGCATACTAAGCCATATCGTCAATTTGTTCTGGATAACGTAGCGTTTAACAATCCTACTAAGCACGGTAACATGTCTTTTCAGACTAAAGCCGAAATCATGGCGCGGTTTGTTCTAAATGACCCTAACCTAGAAGATGAACCGCATACAGCCCTAGAAGATGCAAAGTTTTATGAATTGCCAATTCTGAAAAAACTTATTGACACAACGTCCCCAAAGGTCTATCTTAATCCTCAGCCGGTCACATGGCGCGACGTTCA